GGAAACGTACACAACGGGGGAATTGGTCGAATTGCTCGGTATCAACAAAATGACGTTAGGGAGGTACGCGAAAGGGAAATGGTCCAAGTACGTTGTACTGGGATCAAAACCCCTTCGCTGGATGATGTCACGTGTTACCGACGATTTTTAGAAAGTGAGGAACAGCAACGCTAAAAGCGGGTAACACTGTAACCCCCTATAATAGGGGGGGTGTTACAGGTACCCTTTTAAGGTTTTGGGTTTTCCCGGTAACACTGGCGGTTAGCGATACGAAAGAAGGTCGAGCCGCTGGTGATCCTTATCGCACTCGGTACAACGATGACATGGAAATTCGCCGGAGCATTGGTGAGTGTTAGCTTCGGGTTCCAATTCAGATTTGAGGTATGCTAACAATTGGCGGGCTTCATCGTCCGAGATAGCGGTGCACCCAAGTTTGCCGTCAATTGTTAGCCTGAACCAAGAGAGGGTGAAGTGGCGCTCGATTGTGACAGTGGGTCCTATGTTAACGATCATGCTAACTCCTACAGGTGAGAGAGAAGGATTTCCGAGATTACCTCGGCTTCGGTAGGGTCGAAAATGATTTGGTGCTCACCTTGCAAATGGCGATCACCAATTTTATAAACACGGACGACGAAGCCGGCAGCTTCCAAAGCCTCAATTGCGTCTTCGTCGAAAAAATATTTGATGGTTCCTGGAGTGGGAAATGCGAAGCGCCGGTTTTTAAATTGCCAAGGATCATCAATCCCATCATCTTCGGGTGCCGGCAACCTGTTCCCAGCATCATAAATTGCGTCGATATAATCCATTTCTCTAATTATAGATCGGCACCAGGGTCCACATTTTAACTCGGCATGTTCGATGCGGTACACTTCCATCACGCCACCATGCTAGTGTGGAGGTTAGAGATATGATCGGGTTTGTCACCTTCGCGTTCGGCAACATATTCGCACCAGCCGTTCCATAGACGCTCACAACCACCTAGAGCGGCGCATGTGTCGATGTAGGATTGGATACGGTGCCAACGTGTGCGAGCGCTGTAGTTTGGCTCGATACGAAATGACCTTGGGGATAACCCGAAGCGAACGACGTTGTGGGTATCCAGGCAACCAACTCGTCCGTATAGCAATTGGCAGCAGAAGCCAGCCTTAGCAGCTTGGATGCCAGGTATACGGAGAAACACCGCCATGAGTGCAGCGTCGTCATGAGCCTCTTCCGCATCTTGGTATAAGCTGTCAGCGTGCTGGGTGAGGTAGGAGAGACCGTTTAGTTTTGAGCCAAAGAATACCGCTGATGGGTATTCCCCCGTCCTGGCAGCCTCCGCAGCGTCTCGTAGGTGCACGCGAATTGTACTGAGCACAAACTCACACACTTTTGTAAAGTTATGGGGATTAGCGCGCCCCCATTGGGATATGCGCGGCTGGTGATCGGCAAACATGATATCTCCCTTCTAAACAATGCTGCTCACTCACACGGAATGAGCAGTGATCTTTAGAAGTTATTCACCACGACGCTTTTGTGGTGTGTTACGATCGGGTACGCCAGCATATTTGGGGAACAGTTTTTCTTTATCCCAAGGTGCGGGCTCGGACGGATACACCCAAGTTTCGGGCTCAATCTCTTCTAAGCAATGTCCACGTGCAACACCATCCTTGTGCACAACATATACATCTTTCATGTTGGTATAGTTGACTAGGAAGATGATGCAGTCTGCTACTTGACTGTCGGACAGGGACGCAACGCGGTAAACAGTGATAAATTCTTCCTCACCACGCCAGCCGCCAGTTGCACAATAACGAGTGTACCCAAGCGCCATATCGGTGAGCATGCCGTGCCAGTTTGCAAATGCGTCCCTGCTGACAAGGTGGTCCACCAGATGGAACACGGTTTCGCGGCCAAGAGCGTCAACGCGGTAGGTTTTCATAGCATGTATCCTTTCGGGCCGACCCCACTCACTTTGAAGTACCCATTAAGGTAGCAAAATTGTTGGTTGTATCGGCAGGCTACTCGATTGGCTTCCTCCCATGTGTTGTAATAGGCGGCACCTATCCGGGCGCCTCTATATACTTCTTTCCAGTAAATCACGCGATAATGGATCATGGTGTTAGTTCCTTCATAGCATGTATCCTTTCAGGAATGGGCGAACCACAAAATGCCCCGGCTGGTAGCAGTAAATAAGGTTGTACCGGCAAGCTACTTTATTAGCTTCGTCCCATGTATCAGCAAGGATAAACCCAACTACGCCTTTGTAATCCTTTCCTATCCAGTAAGTCACACGCCAACTATAACGGATCATGGTCATTCCTCCACAACGGGAATTGCATTGATGCAAGCGAGATATTGCTTGTAAAGCTGATCCAATACGATAACCAAATCACGTTTGCGACTGGCAGTCATTGTTGGGCGCGAGCGCTCTACCATGCCGTATAGATCGCGCTCGGTATCACATACGCGCAGATGGAGCTTTTCGCTCTTGGTCATGGGTGTACCCTTTCACCTTCTACCAGTGTGGAGATATAGAATAGTCTGCCACCGGTTTTCTGCCGTATTAGCTGGCGACGGTGGTGCTCAGCAGCAGCTAATGATTTGTGTGCTGCACGAATGATAGGCGTGCGGTATTTGCCTACATCATTCACTTCTAAGCTGTAGGTATCAACACATGTGAGATACATCATGGTGCCAATTCCTTCCTTAATACACTCGCCCATGCAGTGTTGGTTTAACCCATTTCTCGGTGTTAAACGCTTCGCATGCGCGGATGTACGCTTCACACCGTTCCTTTGCGGCTGGTAATCCTTTCATGTCATGGGCGACATAAATTTGTTTTCGTGTTCCGCTATCAACCGCATACCCATCGGCAATCTGACGCAAGGTGTAGATCATGGTGCCAATTCCTTCCATGCTTTGAATTGCTCATTCAGCGACTTGCCGGCCAGTTCATTGTCGATTTGCAGCGTGTCTGTCAGTCCATAGACTTTCAGATTACGCTCCCGCCAAGCCTCGATTTGCTGGCGCTGGTATTCGTCTCTCAGTTGATTGGTCATTGGTGATTACTCCATTAAAAGCATTGAGGTTTGCCACATACATGGCAGTGTCGGCTTATTCCTGGCGTCTCACATGGGAATAAGCCGAGCCAACGATGCAGCCACACTCGCATTTAGCGCCTTCCATTCAGATAGTCAGTTGCGCTTACGAAGCGCCAAGCTGAACCACCGTCGAACATGTTGCGCCAAGCCTGATAGCATCCTGCCAGTTTCATTTCAGTCATTGGTGATGTCCTTGGCTGATAACATCGACGCTCACTCTTGCTGTCGAATGAGCGCAGTCTTATCAGCGATCCGCGACTTACCAATGGTGCTTACCTCATCCGGGCTGCTCACTGCACAATCGCTCATCGTCTCGATTGCCTCGCTTGCCTTGCCGGTTATCTCAGCACCCGTTTGCACGGTACCAGCCGATCATGCCCGCTATCTTTCATCGGGTCGGCTGGTCTATCGCCTTCTCGGCGTACCTCAGAACGGTGAGCCCGTCTGACAGGACCGAATATGATCGTATCAATCACACCTTGCAACACATTTATTAGTTGAGTTGCATTCAATCATTGAGTGTGTGATGTTAGCATACATGATATATGATGCGCATTATGATTAGGCGATTTGTATGCAATATATTTCATGCTAACTTCGTGCCACATTCGATCAGAGACCGGGGGTATCGTGCTGGCCGGATGCTAACGTGCGTGCGATGGGGAAATTCCTACCCAAAATGTGCGGCGACAAAAATTTTTGAGTATGCTAACTGTTAGCATTCTTGACACCAGGAGCTAACTACGCTAACATACCTTCATGAACACGATCTTAGAAGACAGCAAGCTCGGTCCCGCCATGTCTAGCCTGAATGCCAGGCAAAGGTCATTCGTGATCGCCTATTGTGCCACTGGTGGCAAGAACGCCGTAGGAGCGGCTAGAACCGCAGGCTACGAGGGTACAGACGTGTCCCTTCGCGTTCAAGCCCACCGGCTGGCGCATTCCGAGGCGGTCCAGGCAGCCATCCACGAGGAAGTCGGTCGCCGGCAGCAGGCCCTCGCCCCGATGGCACAATTGAACATCGAAAGGATCGCCAATAACACGCTCAACCGCAATTCATTCGAGGCCAACAAGCTTCTCCTGGCCCTAGCCGGTCACTCCGCAGTGCAAAAATCCGAGCACAAGGTCACTCAGGAGCTTACCACCAAGGAAATGATTGAGGAAATCCGCAAACTCGGCGCTACCCTGGGGGCAAACGTCGTCAAATCGCTCCTGCCACCCACAATCGACATCACTCCGACCTCAGTGGTAGTCGATGACGACTTCTGACCTCGAAACTCTCGACCGGAGCGAGCTAAACCGGATACTCGCGGGCCTCAAAGCGGCTGAGAAGCTAAAGCAAAGGGCAAAACTTGACTTCTTCGTACCCTACCCTAAGCAATTGGAGTTTTACAGGCTCGGCGCAACGAAGCGCGAGCGTGTTATCATGGCTGGAAACCAGCTTGGAAAGACGGAGTGCGGTGCCGTCGAGATGGCTTTCCATCTCACTGGTCTCTACCCCAAATGGTGGCCTGGAAAACGTTTTACGAAACCCATTATGGCATGGGCCTGTGGGGAAAGCGCAGCAAAGGTAAGAGATGTCCAACAATCAAAACTCTGTGGACACCATACGATCGCTCAGTTGCCGAGTGACGAAGGTTGGGGAACTGGTTTTATCCCCCGGCACCTGCTTCTCGGTAGAACTCTCGGACATGGAACTACAGGCGCTTTTGATACGATCACTGTCCGTCACACCACAGGCGGAATTAGCGTCCTTGGTTTTAAGTCTTATGTCCAAGGCCGTGCCCTGTTCCAAGCCGACAGCCTCGACCTGGTTTGGGAAGATGAGGAACCGCCTGGCGACGTTCATTCGGAGTGTAAGGCGCGCATAACCGCTACTGGCGGAATGCTCTACATGACCTTCACGCCGCTGAACGGCATTACCGAGATTGTGTCGGATTTCTACCCAGCCCCCAATTCCGTCAGTCGGGGCTTTGTGCTGATGGGGATGAGGGACGTTACCCACATTCCCAATCCCGAGGAAGTGGCTGCCGGTTACAAACCTTTCGAGCGCGAAGCCCGCGTCAATGGCATTCCCCTCTTGGGCTCAGGTGCCGTGTGGGAGGAAGTGTCACCTGACATGATCCGTGTGCCACCAATCCCGCTTAGTGAGATACCGCCTTTCTGGAAGAAGATAGCCGGGGTGGACTTTGGCATTGGTCACCCTTTCGCGTGTGCTACCCTTTGTCACGATGCCGATGCGGATATCGTCTATGTCGTCCACGAACACAAAGTTGCAGATGCAATGTCCGCACTGCATGTCGCTGCACTCCGTCCCGTCCTCGGAGAAATTCCTGTCGCGTGGCCACATGACGGGGGAGACCGTGAAAAATCCACAGGCATACAGCTTGTCGAAAGCTACCGCGATCTTCCCGGCAGTCCTGGCTTGCGGATGCGGCCTACTCACGCTACTCACCCGCGAGGAGGCTATTCAACTGAGGCTGGTATAGATGCCATCCTGATACGGATGCGCACTGGCCGCTTCAAGGTTTTCAGCACCCTCGTCAACTGGTGGTTAGAGTTTGGAAGCTACCATCGCAAAGATGGTTTGATCGTAAAAAAGAATGATGACTTGATGTCCGCAACAAGGCAGGGTATTATGGACCTTCGGTACGCCCGCCCTGTGCTGTTCGGGAGACCGCCTGCGCTCAAAAAGCCAGGACCGCCTCAGCAGCTTGACCCTTGGACAGACAGGCCGGTGAAACTTGGCTACTAAAGACCCGTTTGCTACCGGCGACTATAGCGCTAATTACACTGGTGGCAACGACCACGAGGAAGAGAAGCTTGCTTTCTATATCCAGCTTTTCAACCAGCTTCGGGCCAGACGCGTAAATTTTGAGTTGCAATGGGAGGAAACCGCTTCCCTCTGTTGGCCCGAGTACCAGAGCAGCTTTTTCTTCGGCCGCGACGTTGCACCTGGCATGAAGCGCCAGCAATACCAACTTGACACCACTGCCCAGGTCAGCAGCCATCGTTTTGGAGCTATAGCCGAATGGTTGCTGACGCCCACCAATCTTATGTGGTCTGCTGTATGCGCTGGGGGCGAGAACGGCGAATACCTCATGAAACGCAGGGAAGTCGCCCTCTATTACGAGCAACTGACCCGCATCATGTGGATGGAGCGTTATAAGCCCGAAGCAAACTTCATTGGGCAAAATTCCCAAAATATGCAGGGCCTCGGTGTCTTCGGCAACATGGGGATGTTCACTGACGAGTATTGTGACACTGTTGACCCCAAAAAGCGCGGTCTGAGCTACCTAGCTACTCCGGTTGGTGAGATTTATGTTATTCGAGACCATCAGCGCCGGGTCGTGGGCTTCATCCGTCATTTTCGCCTTACCGCTCAGCAGGCCAAACGCAAGTGGAAGGACAAGGTTGTTCCAGTCCTTGAGGCGGCATTACAGATTAACAGCACGCAGCTATACGACTTCCTGCATATTGTGCGCCCGCGTGATGATTATAATCCGGGTTTTCTGCTCTCCCCGAAGGGCAAGAAATACGAGAGCGTGTACATTTCGTACCAGGGTCACTGCATTCTTGAAGAAAGTGGATATCGCACTATGCCTCTGGCATATGGCGCTTATATGCAGGCCCCCGATGAAGACTATGGGCGCGGGCCTGCTCAGATGGTGCTCGCGAGCCTTAAAACGCTCAACGCGGAGAAAGCCATCTTCCTCAAGCAAGGACATCGTGCATCTGATCCTGCTTATCTCATTGGAGACACAGGGCTTCTCGACTTACGCACAAACTCAGGCTCGTTTAACGCGGGGGGTGTAACTCCTGATGGGCGGCCCCTTGTACACATTCTTCCGACAGGTGAAATCCAGATTACTGAAAAGATGATGGAGAATGAGCTAGTCGGGGTGAACGATGCTTTCCTGGTCAATCTGTTCAAGATGATTATGGAAAATCCTACTGACATGAATTATCGCCAGGTGTTGGAATACGTTAATGAACGCGGTATCTTCCTGGCTCCGACGATTGGTCGCCAATGTAGCGAGTATCTTGGTCCTCTCCACGATCGCGAACTTGATATTTTATCCTGGCTTCGCAAACTGCCCCCGGTGCCTCCCATACTCAAAGAAGCAAAAGCTGGACTTGACTACCAAATTGTTTACTCTTCACCTATCGCGCGATCGGTGCAGTCGCAGGAGAGCGCTGGGTTTATGCGAATTGTGGAGTGGGCCTCTGCCACCAGCCAGGCGATTGGTGATCCGTCGTTGATGG